GCACGACTTGTGTTCATTGACTTTGAGGCCAATGGATTCAAGTGCGGCGATCGCTCGTGGGGCTTGCGCCTTGCGCACGATCACATCATCACCATACACGTGGTTCTCCACGATTCCGGCTGAGTGCAGCCGGGCCCAAATAACTAGCGCTAAGACGGGGAAGCACAGTGCTGACCCCATCGGCGCGAATTTCTTGAGCATAACCACCTCCTTATTAGGGAGTGTGGTTCCTAGCGAACGGCAGGCCAGTAGATAGGGCTTTACCCACTCGGGGAATACCTTCTCTACATGAGCCAGGCTTACACGGTCAGAGGCTTCACTCAGGTCGAGTGTTGCCCAAGAACCGTCTCTGGACCCCTGAAGGGCCAGATGACCGTTGACTGCCTGATTGGTGAATCGTACGTGCCCCCTCGTGAGAGGGTGCCGCTCGATCCAATCATACAGCCTTGCACGTATTCCTTGTTGAATCCATTGAAACTCTTTGGGTTCACAAGAAATGACACGAGGACCTCGACTGTCCTTCGGGACAGTACATAATCTGGCGTACAACTCGTCGCCAGGCGAGGCCATATACTCTCGTAGTCCGATGCAGAGTTGCGTCGGACTTGCAGCATAGTAGCTGTAGTCATAAACATTACTGAGTCGTTCAGGGAACGACGACCAGTCGAACTTGGCTGCTGCTACCGATTTATCGGAAACAGCACCAGGTCCATGAGCTGGTGTAATGTCTGCAAGATCCAATCCTCTGAAGAGCCGCTCAAGGAGAGCAGCGTCAGCAGAGAGATCAGTATCACGGAGCGCCAGTTCAGCGTCGACAGATACAAACTTGTCGACGGTTTCCTGAATGAGCGCTTTCGCATAGGGTGCCTCATATTTGTAACAGAGGTACGAAACATCACGGAGAGCCCGGACGTTATTTGGATCCAGTAAACACGGATCCCCGAAGGCTAGCTCGTCTGCGAACTGCATGCCGAAAATCGGCAATGCTTGAGTATAGATATTCTCAAGCACACACTGATGTGTGTTGCGGTCCACGGATCCATCTAGCAATAGGAAAGCGTCTAAAGCCTTCCCGAACCGAGGGAGCTCTCGAAAGAGCAATCTCTCGCGGTTATTGTCATTAACCTCTGCTAATCTTGTCCACAAGGACAGGAATGCAGACTCCGGTATAACGCCACGATCACGAAGGTCGGTGGCGACGTAACGTAAGACAGCACAAAGAAACGCTGTCTCACAATATGGAAGTGTCATAAGTGACATCCTTTCGATTACATCCATACCGACCCGCAGTTCACTGGTCAATCTAATCACCACTACGCTTGAGCATAGCACTAATTCGGCAAGACTACAGAGTCCGACCGAACGCAACCCTTATCCAGGGTAGCATCTGCTTGTGCCTCGCGCATCGTAATCAGTTAACCTAACAACCCCCGGGAGGGGGTCCCAAACGGATTGCTTAGCAGGTGTGATCTTACGACCACACCCACCGTTCCCGAGTGGAACGACAGAGCCGATCAAGGCTCCATCGCGGTGAACTTGTCCTTGTACGTTGCGACGGCAAAGAAGGCGATCGCCTCGTTCAGACTCTTTTGAGCCTGGGCGACCGTAGTAACCTTCGATGGCCAACGGAGGGTCACCTGGCACGAAACCGTGCCTTGGTTACCACCCGCGTCTTCGACCACTCGGTCGAATCGTGCCATGGACTGGACTTCAGTGCTCAGACCTTTCCCGACCTCACGGTGTTTCATCGTAAGGGTTGCGGGTTGGTCAGCCGGTGCGGCGCTTTCGCGTCGCACCGACATGATGTCCTTCTCGCCTAACTTTAGGAGAGAGTAGACATGTGTTGCACTGCCGTCACTGATTGCTGCGGTATCGTTAGGATACATTGTTGCTTTGTTTTGTTGATTGTTATATAGGCTTGTTAGTACAGCCCAGAACGGCGCCTAACCGTTTCTGAACCGTCGACCGTGTTTTCGCACACGAAGCAATGAAGCGGCGAGACCAAACTCGCGTAGTGATATACCACTCAGCTGTAATGCCGAGTAGTAATTTGGCACATAAGGTTCGCGTATATACGCGGATTCAACCTCCTGTGCCGCTTGGACCACAGGGCCTTTAGAGTAAACGGACCGCTCCCCTTGCTGAACGCATAGGGTTGTAGTACGCTCGCTCTTGACGCTGTGACAGAATCCAAGTATTCGAACGATAGGACGGACGTTGGTGAGCTTAAACTGGTCGAGGAAGTCCCCGACCCGTACAGCCCAATCAACGACGAATGTCCACGGATACGCATTCCAAGCAATCGCCGGGTTCAAGTTGATCCCGAGACGATCCATAGTAACGCGCCACTTCAGACATGCGGCCTCTTCAGGTCGCAGGTCATAAGTATAATCCATGGTTGCGTGATACATAGACTCGGTATACTTCGCCGTTCGCGTTATTGTAAACGAGTTCGGATCCATATTCGAGGGGTAGCCGTAAAGCACCCTCACGCTCGCAGTGCTGTCAGCAGGAGCAGGTATATGTTCGGCATAGTGGCTGGTTTGCCACCGTCCGACGTGTTCCTTGATCCTGTCGCACTCTGCACTGATGCCCTGCAGGTTCTGCCAGATCTTCTGGCAGTCTGCCACGAAGGGCGCGTAAGCAAACGAGTATTCCAAGTTTGCTTCCGCGGCAACCTTGCTAAGACTAATCGTGTTGGCGGCCTTCTTTAGAAGAGCTAAACGCTCCTTTTTGGAAGTCCCCTTCTTCGACGCCATCTTAACAAGCCGGCTAATACCAAGCAGACGGCTCCTAATCTTCCTCGCGGAGGACAGGGACCGCTTGAAGTCCTTCAGCTCCAACAGGAAGTTGATAGCTGAGAGGTTTCCTGCTTGTACGCCGGGCCACATCGTCCGTACTGCACGCCCGGAGTAATCCTGGGCCCAGTATTGCCCCCAAGTAACTCTGAAGTTATCTGGGTTCCATAGTTCGCTGCGACCGTGGATTCCACGGTTGTAGACACCGCAGAAGGAAGGCAGGTTTTCAAACCTCCCTTTGATCCTCCATACGTAACTATCCGGCGGCTCGTCCCAAAGACGATAAACCACTGGGTACTGTTCGCCTGAAAGCGTAAGCTTCTTCAGGTTATGCACACACGTATTATGTAGGCGCTTAGTCGAGTAACTAATAGACTCGGAGCCTGCAGGAGTTGAAGCCCACAAACTCTGATCTTGCAAGGGTTCTCGGAACCCTGGGAGTAGCCAACCGTTGGCCCCACCAGGGGGAGTACCCTCGTTTTGTCTATTCGGATTGATCTCAACAGATTCACACACCCATTGTGCGTGATCTTCGGTCGGACCAACCACGTCGCCATTACTACGACTCTTCGTGATCATAACTAATCTATCGGTTTTAAACGGACGCCATACCAACGCATAGCGCACCAGATACTGTCACCGATACTACTTTCCTGAAAGCCGTCTCGCGACGGCCCCCGTGGATGAGTAGCTCTTACTCTTCGTCTATCTTCTTGGTGAAAGGAGGCTGCAAAGCCTTCCTTGCCACTTCAGGAGGCAGATTGGAGTCGGCCGCTAGCAAAGCAGCTAGCAGGTCCAAGATGCTCGATGTGATCAATCTGATGCGCGTCCTACGCTGAACTCGCTTGAGCTCAGTTGTAAGTTGCGCAACGTTTTTCGTTGGCATAATATGTCGTCAGA